GATTTAGAATGAGTCAAACTCAAAGAGAAAATCTATCGAAAACCATGACTGGGAAAATTCATAATGATTCTAAAAAAGTCATAGAAACTGAATCTGGGATGATTTTCAATAGTGCAAAAGAGGCTGGATTAGCTTTAAGTATTCCATGGTCATCTTTATATAAGATGCTTTCTGGAAAAAGACCTAACACTACGACATTAAAGTATTTGGAGAATTAATATGGGACTACGCCTCAAGTCTGAAAGACAGATTCAAGCAGAAATTTTAGCTAGGTTAATCGCCCAGCTCGGTATTAATGATGTCAACCCTGGATCAGTTGCTGACGTCTTAACGCAAGCAGTCGCTCAACAAGATTTTGCACTTTATTATCAAATTGCGCAAGTTTCTAGACTTGTAGATATAGATTCGTTAACTGGTGATGATTTAGATGCAAAATCTTTCGAATATGGTTTAGAGAGGGTTCAACCAGAAAAAGCTAAAGGAACAATTACTATCTTTAGAGCTGCAGGTTTTCAAAAAGTATCAACTACGTTTTACGCCGGATCACCTAGCCCAATTGTGGGTGACACTATAATTGATGTCAACGATGCATCAAACGTTCTTATTTCCACATCAGGAACACTTATTCTTGGTCGTGGCACTAATAATGAAGAAGAAGCGTCTTACTCAGCATCCCCAATCAACAACACGACTTATTGGAGATTTACTTTAGATCTTCCATTGACAAAAGATCATGCAGTTGAAGAAACTGTAATCTTAAAGCAAGGGAATGATGAGATCGTCTCAGCTGGAACCACTGTAATAGTGCCTCCGACTGGAGTTTCTTCAGAGATTCAATTCCAAACAGATAATGATGTCACTCTTTTAGCCGGTGAAGATCGTATTGAGAACGTAGAAATTACGGCCTCTGAACCAGGGACTGGAGGAAACATCTCGGTCGGTGCTATCGATGGAACTGCAGCATTTCCTACTGCACCATTTGCCGGCGCTCGCGCCAAGAACGAAACTAAGATTACTACTGGTATTGATTTAGAAACTGATGACGAGTTAAGAGATCGCATCAAGAATTATATTCAAGGTGTTACAAGAGCCGTAAAACAAGCCATCTATAATGCAATCGTGGGTCTAGTAGATCCTGAGACTGCAAAACGTGTTGTTTCTGCAAACATTGTACTTCCTATTGACGTTGCTGGAGATGTTAAAGTCTACATCGACGACGGTCAAGGTTTTGAACCATCATTCTTAAGTCAAGGTTTTGAGACAGTATTATCTCAATCTACTGGAGGCCAACAACGTCTTCAAGTTGATCGTTTTCCTGTAGTTAAAGCTCAAATTGAAACTAATTCGGCTGAGCCATTTAATATGTCTTCTGGTACTTTAGTCATTAATTACCAAGTAGGAAACATCTCTGAGACGGTTCAATTTCAACCTGCTGATTTTAGGTTTCCTGAAATTGCTACGTCTGAAGAGATTGTAGCCATCATTAATAATCGTTCAACTTTGATTGAAGCCAGAACTTCTGAAATTGGAAAATACATCTTAATCACGGCCAAAGCTGATACAAATGAAAACATTCAAGTCACTGGTGGAAATGCCAATTCAATCTTAAATTTCCCTACGGATGAAAAGACTACAATCAATCTTTATATCGATGATATTAAGATGAACAAAGACGGTCAAACCGCTCTTGTAGATTCTAGAAATTCATCACCATATAATTTAGATGGAATTGGACCGTACCCTCATACATTAACATTAATCGTTGATGGAAAGTCAGCTAACCCCCAAACAGCGACTATTCAATTGGCCGATGTTGCAAATACTGCAGCCGTAACCGTGGCTGAAATTTGTGCGGTATTAAACAGAGACATTTCAGGAATCGAAGCCGTAGGAATTGAAAATAACACTAAGGTAAGAATTATATCGCTAACTAAGCTTAAAGCAAGTTCTAAGTTACAAGTCACTGGTGGTTCATTAAACAACTCGATCAATGGATTGAACTTCGCTACTTCTCAAGTTATTGGAGCAGATAATGATTACAAGTTTAATAGAGAATTAGGAATCATTGAGTTGACTAAACCTTTAGTTGCAAATCAAAGCGTCACTATAGGATCTCAATTCACTAGAGCTAAATTCATTGCAGCTAATGCAGAGTTATATTCTCCAGGAAACGGCCAAACTCTAGTCATTCAAGTAGACGGCGGAGCTGATCAAACCATCACTTTTGATGGAACCTTTGCAGCTGGTAAAACGGCTCAACAAACCGTTAACTTCATCAATGCTACTCTTTTAGGTGCAAGCGCCTCAGTTAGAACGATCGGTGGACTGAACTACATTCAAATCATGACTAATACTTATGAAACGAATGGATCATTAAGAATCAAATCAAGTTCAACGGCTAACTCATCATTTAGTTTTACAACTGATGTAACTAATCAATCAACGTCTCCAAATAAAGCTTATCTATTAAGCGGAAACTCTGGCCCATTTGATTTCGTAGAAAACGACTCTTTAGTTGTGGTTGTCAATAACGACATCGTTAACTCAACTTACTCTGTTGCCATGAATTATCAAGCTGCGGTGACCACATTAGTTTCTACAACGGCTTTTAGGGCATCAACATTAAGCCCAGTCTTTCCAATTGGTGATCAGTTAGTTGATTATTATGTTGCATTTAAAAATGGACCTAACACTGGAACAGGTCTTATAGATTCAGTTGCTATCCAAGGCGGTGGTCTTGCTAGATATACCTTCGTTCCAGTTCCTGGGAACTTTTCAATCTTTGCTCCAGGCGACTTATTTAAAGTAACTGATTTAACTGATTCTGAAAACAATGGTAACTTCTTAATCGTGAATAAAGGTTCAGACTACGTTGATGTAATGAATGCAGATGCAGTGGTTGCAACTGCTCAAAATGGTTCAGCTACGCTTGCTCAAAGAAGATTGATCAATGACTATAATCAACTGAACGGTCAAGTCGTTGTATCATCAGCCTTTAATGCGGCTCCAGCCGTAGGAAACATTGCTTTCGTAATTCCATCAACCGTCACTAATGTAGTTGATTACATGAACAATACGAAGATCACATCATTAAGTTTAAAGGCTGCGATTCAAGGAGCCAACAATAATACTAAGGTTCAGATTTCTTCTAATTTAGAAGGATCTGATGGATACGTCCAAGTTACTGGTGGTAATGCCAACAAAGAGTTTGGATTCTCTACCATCGTATTTAGAGGTCTTGCTGCTTATTCTTACTGGACTGGTCTATTAGCTCTAGTTCATAAGGTAATTTATGGTGATGATTCTAATCTAGGATCTTACCCTGGATACGGTGCAGCTGGTATCACTTTTAGAGTCTTAGCTCCAACTATCCAAAACCTTGAAATTGAATTGGACATTACATTAGCTGAAGGTATTTCGATCTCTAGTCTAGAAAATGACATTAAATCAGCTGTAACTGGATATGTTAATACACTTGGTGTTGGCGATGATGTTATTATTGAAAGAATCAGAGCCGCAGTAATTGGTATTTCTGGAGTTATCGACGTTGTTATTAACTCGCCGACCGCTAATATTGCAATCGCTGATAATGAAGTAGCTAAAGTAGCTGATCCGGATGTCTTAATAGGATAATTATGAGTAATGCTTTAAAGAAATATTTCGACACGATCCCTAAGACGTTTAACCCTGAAACGAATAGGGTTATGTATGCATTGCTTTATGCAATTGCTTTATCTGATGATGATGTCGAAGCAGCAATCGCTGAAGCTAAGAATCAACTCTTTGTAAGAACCGCAACTGGTCGTAACTTGGAAAAATTGGCCAACTCGCTTGGAGTAGCTAAACCTCAATCATTAGGATTAACCGATACTGAGTTTCAAGAACTGATTCCTAATTTATCTTTAAAACCAAAAACTATTAGAAAGTCATTTTATGACACGGCCGATGTATTCTGGGGTCCTTTGTATTCACGAGCCAACGTAAAGACCAATAACTTCGCACCATTCAATCTTAATGTGGGAGACGAACTACAAGTCTCTATCAATAATGGAATGCTTCAGAAGATTAAAGTCTTGACTGGAGATATTGCTATTCCTGGTCAAGCTACCGCTGAAGAGGTTCAGAAGATTTTAAGTAAGATCAAAGGAGCCACCGTAGATATTTTGGCTGAGTCTTTGACTGGTAATGACTTCATTAACATTAGAACCAACACTCCAGGATCAACTGGATCAGTTGAAATCTATGCCTCAAGTGCAGTAGGAGTTTCTAAACTAGACTTTAATATTGGGGCTTATGATATTTTAAGCCTTGATCAAAGAGTCGTTGTTTATAACATTAATCCAAATGAGCTTTTAATAGAGATTCCTGCAATCATTCCAGCTTTAAGAAGAACTTTAAGAGGATCTCACCACTTTCATGCTGATGCAACGATTGAACCTGCTAGAGGAATCAACCAAGGTATTTGGCAAGGTTCATTTATTTTTAATCCAAATGGACAAACTAACTCGTTTACAGTCAGCAGACAGTCTAGTCAACTTCAACAGACTATCACTAAAGGAACTATCTATACCGCTTTGGCTGTAAATTCAAATGCATCATTTGAAGCGCCAACTGGAGATATCATCTTTGATTACGGGTCTGATTCGCAAGAGGGTCCAGTTAAGTTTAGAGGGATTCCTAATACGAACACAATTTTGATTGATCCAGGTTATGTTTTTAAGTTTGACCACGATATTGGATCAAACATCAATGTTATTTCAGAAAAGAAGCCGTTCACTCCAAATAAGAATGGTAAAGATCTAGCCGTGTACTTAACCTCACCATCTGGTGCCAGAGAAGTTGTTCAAGCTATCCTTGCAAGTTTAGCCGCTGCTGGAGTCATTGTTAAGTTTAAAGTATTGGCTCCAACTTATAAATATTTAATAGACAACCCATATATTTCAGAAGATGATGCCCCTGTAGAGTAAAGCTGTTTTGATATAATGGTTGGAGATGGAGATTAAAAATGATTTTAAGTAGAATACGCATACTGCCTCAAGAACGTTTTGACCTAGAGGACCTAAATGGTCTACTTTCTAGAATCGGTTTAAAGTCGGCCACCGTCAATATGTCGGATGGAACTTTAATCATTCCACAAAATAGTAATGACTTTTCATGGTTCACGACTGCTCCAACGGACCCTAATGTGGTGATTCCTGATGCAGATTTAGTGGATGGCACTAGAAATTATGTAGAAATCCTTCTTACTAATGAAAACAACACTCCAATCACTAGAGCTTTTTGGGATCCAGAAGCTAATGGTGGAACTGGTCTTGAGTTTAACCAGATCGTAGATACTATGACGGATTTAAAAGTCCAATTCGTAGTTTTGACTGGTGGATTCTCTGGATCAGCTGATAGACTTCCTTTATGCATCATCGACACTGATGGAACTGGAACTATTAAACAAATCTTCGATGAAAGAAAGCTATTTCACCGTCTTGCAACTCCATCAAACCCAAACAATACATTTGCATGGGGTTCAAAAGAAGAACCACCATACACACTCGCTTTATCTGGAGTGACCGGTGTTTTCCAAGCCGGAGAGCAAGTTAACATAGGAACTGAGATTGCTACGGTTTTAGTTGGTGGAACAACTTCTATTTCTATTCAAGTTCCTTCATCTAAATCATTCTTTAGTGGAGATGCCATTGAAGGTCAAACTTCAGGTGCAACTGGAACGATTGATACGGCTTATGAGTCATTTACAGGCGTAGATAAGAACGTTAAGAATCTTAAAGAAGATCTTGATGCTATTAAGACTGAAATACTGCTATTAAAGACTAATAACCCGAATGGATTTTGGTGGCAATCAACTGAATCAATCACCGAGTTAAGAACTTCGATTGATCAAATTGCTGCAATCTTAAATTCAGGAACTTATGATGAAGACTACATTTTGTCTGGTGATCAGGCTCAAGGCACGATCATCAATATTCCTACGAATTCTAGAGAAGCAGGATCCCCTCAACAATATTACACGGTCGGTAAAGGCGCTTTAGAAGTTTACTTAGATGGTCAAAGATTATCTCAAGATACTCCAGGCGGATGGATTGAAGTTGGTACCTCAGGATCTCCTTCAATGCAGATTCAGACTGATTTAGATCTTGAAGATG